AGAGTTTCAAAATCGTAGCTTTGGAAGTCAGCTTCTCGATAGGTTTGATAGATCTGTTTCCAGTCCTCAACACCAAATATAGCTGTTTGTCGTGTGGTTGTTGCCATTCTTTGAAACCTTGTGTACCTTTGATTTATTTATGGCTACACAAAACGGCGTAGTTATAGTTAAATGTAACTGGCTCGTCGAGAGGTTATGTCAAAAAATATGCTCAGTCGTTCAGCATCTGTTGTGGGGTTGACCGTGAGTTCAAGTTGTATCAGCATGCCGTTGTCTTGGGGGAACACCTGTATGTCAGAAATAAACACTCTGGGATCGCCGCCGGCCACACGCTGCACTTCATTCACAATGTTGTTTTGTAATTCTTCAATCTGTGCTTCAAACAAAAAGTTCCACAAAATGGTGCCGTAATCTGGGCGCCCTGGCAACTCGCCTTGGCGTATGTTAAATGCATTCAGCAGGTCTTGTTTGATCAGCGGGAAGTCAGTTAGAGTAAACTTCTTGACCTGATTGATGGTGTTGAATCCAATGAATGTTTGCATTGCCATGTGTATATTTACCAGTAACTATTACCCTTGGATCTTGCCACGTAGCAAACGCAGTTGCTCTTTGATTTCAGCACTGGTTTTAAGCAAATACTGAATTAAATTTAGCAATTTGGTTCTTGAGGAACTTAATCGTTCGTCATCAATAACACGTTGTTGTCTGGCTGTGCCTTGTTCAACAAAAGAATTTAATTCTCCAATTTTGGCAGGAGCTTCAGAATTATATTTTTCCCGAGCAGCTTGGAATTCAGCATTGATTTCTTGAAACTGCGCTAATGTGATAGTTTGCTGATTTTGCAAAGCTGATATTTTGTTTTCTACTGATTGGAATATACGTCCTGTTGGATTGATGTAGTTGTTGAGCACGTCAGCATATAGTAAACTATACTTGTCAGCAAATGCATCATCAGATAAACTGTCTCTTGTGCTTGGTCCGTAGTTGGGTTCAGGAATTTTGTCATTGCCAAGCACTCGTGTGGTTGCAGCGTCAACAGTTGTTCGATTGACAGTATCCGCAGCCGGAACTGGTGTGTCTACTGCTTTAAACACATCAGGCACCTTGGTCTGAGACAAGTTTACGGCATATGCACCGTCTCGTACCGCGGTGTCAAACTCTGCTTTGACAGCATCCGGAACTGGCAAATTTTTTAATAAACTTTCTGTGTTGGGCACACTTTTGGCAGCACTCAGTGCCACACCAGCTACACCTTGAGCACTCAATTTGTCTATGGGAATACCAATTGCTTTGAGATCATTAAGTCCTTGGGCCATCAGAGTTTGTTGTATCTCTGTTTGCTTGGGAACACTTGCCAACAAACTGGAAACATCTTTGATTCCATCTTTGCCAGTGTATGCCGCTGGGCTTTTTAACACAGCGCTGAGGCTAGCGCTAAATTTGTCTGCTAGAGCAGCCATACCCGGTTTGAGCACGCCAGCTTTTTCAAGTTGACTAACACTGAGTCCAAACTCACCAACTCCCTTGGTATTGCTTAACACTGCCGGGCCTTGTGCCACAAGATTCTTGGCCTGGGCCAGCACCGCAGTGACTTCTGGTTGTTTCATTCCTTCAATTGAAGTCAGGGCAGGAATTTGCTTGGCAAAATTTGCCACATCAATAGGTGATGTCACAGGGGTACCTGTGATCACTTTGTTGATTGTGCCAATTGCTTGAGTGGCCACTGATCCAATCTGACCAGTGGCACCAGTTAGTACGCCGCTAACCGATGATACCGCAGGACCAACTGCTCCTGAAAGACCAGCTGATATACCTGCCAAAGATCCATTCAGTGCTCCGCCTGCGCTGCCAATAGCAAATGCTGCACTGTTTATCGACGTACCTAGGGCCCCTCCAACAGCAGACAACCCACCGCTGGCAAAAGCAGCATCCACTGATGCTATACGCCCTGTTCTTAAATCAACTCCGCCAGCAGCCAATGCAGAAGCAAAATTTCCTGTGTTTACTCCCGAAACCCCAGTTAAACCTTGTGTTAATTGTGCTTGAGCAGAAGCTAGCCCATCAGCGGCTTGTGTGGCAGCACTTAGTGTATCACCTGATTTGAATCCTACCAGCGCACCAGTTTTTACTTGTTTGTCAAATATGGCCTTGGCTTGTTCAAATGTCATGCCTGGTGGGCCTTTGATTTCAAAAGTGCTTGCACCACTATTGGCTGGGCCAGCTGCTGGAGTAGTAGCAACATCTTCCGGCGGCCGTGGATATCCCAAAGATGCTAGCCCAGGCAGGCCTCGTCGAAGTCGTTCACTATTGACTCTATCCCAAACTACAGTATCAGTTCCAGTATAGGTTAGATCTTCGTCTTTTGTTTTTGAATAGAAACTGCTGTTGATCTCAGTGCCGGTACTAGCACCAACACTTGCTAGAGAAAATGTAAAATTACTCATTTATTTTGCCACTATCTCTACGCCGGCAGGTACAGGTTCTGCTCCCGGAGGTGGCGATGGTTTGCCGTCTTCAAACTGCACAACAACATCCACACCTTTGTTGTGATACGGATACGGTTCGTGAGTAGGTGCTCGGTTAACAATACTTTCTAGACCATCTGGTTTGACTATCCAGCCCAGGCTGGTATCAAATTCAGTGTCGTCCATTAGTGTTTTTGTTATTGGGTTTGGTGCGGTAATTTTTCCAGCAGCTGGTCCGTTTAAATCAATGGCACCAGCTTGCAGTGTCAGCGCTGATCCTGACCCCCAGGATCCACTGCTGCTGTTGATGGTTAGTACTCCGTCAGCTTTGACACCAATTGTGCTTTTGCTGTAGGCGGTTAACTCGCCTTGTGATGTCAGCGTCATGGTAGTGGTTGCTTCTGCATGAATAGCTTCGTTGCTTTTCATTTTGATATTTCGACCAGCAAACATACTGATGTCTCGGTCAGCATGCAAGTTGATGTCGCCTTTGGTTCTGATGTTTACACTGTTGGTGGCAAACACATCAACTGTGCCTTCAAGACCAAATTCCAACCAAGTTTGTCCGTTGGCATGTGTGATGTAGAAAAAGTTGCCAGTGTCACTCATGGTAATCTGGTGACCTTTTGATGTTCGTAATCGGAACAAGGCATTGTCGCCTTCGAGGTCACCGTCGTCCATTACCAAACTGTGTCCGCCAATGCGGCCAATCACTTGTGCTTGATTTGGTTTGATAGAACCGTCATTGATCTTTTTACGAATGTCATTGGGCTTTAGGCCACCCTGATATATTGGCATGCCAGGAGTGCTTACACCGTAAACTGCGCTGGGAGTTTCTCGTTGGCTTGAACTGCGTATGGTGCCACGTTCAATGTCCTCAATCAGGCCTTGTTGGAACAATGCACCAGCAACATAGCTGTGTACTGGTTTGCGTTGATTAAAAAATTGCGGATCATTGAACACTGCTTCGTTGTCGGTGTTGATTTCAGTGACTGGCAATCTGGTTGCAGCAGCAAAATATTTTTGTTGATTTTCATTTTTGCCTATATCGTAGGTTGACGCAGAGGCCACGCCAGGCAACATACTACCAAGTCCTTGTTCAGGCACCGTACCAATATAATAACCCTGTGAGCGATCACCGTTGACAAAGACGCACAGGACTCGAACGCCAAGATCCGGAGGTGTAAACCACATGCCATAGCTGTTTTGATTTCCAGGATACGTGCCAATTTCACTGTTGGTGCCGCTGCTGACACTAGCAGGTGTATACCCACCAAACTGCTGCATGTAACTTACTGTGGTCCATTTGGTATCATCATTTTCCGCTGCTTCGCCACCGTCAGTAAACGCTTCGATAAACACTTGCAAGCGGCCAGATCTGGTTGGATCCACATTGGATTTTACAATGCCTTCAAATGGTCCAAATTCCGCAGGTACGCCGCCCCTGTCTTGTTTGTAATTACTGGGGCGACCTCTACTGCGCGATACACTTTCTGCCATGTGTTATCCTTAATAGTCTCTGTTAATCTTTTGATTGCGAGGAGCACTGCTACTTACCGGTGTGCCGCTGGCTGCCAAACGTTGTTCGTTACTGGCTTCTCGCTGGGCCAATCTTGCTTCAGCCGCAGCTATTCGTCTTTGATTAACTTCAGCTCGTTGTTCGACAGTAAGAGTGTTTTGTCCTGGTGCAACAGCTGGCAATGTTGGTGGGCTAGTTCCTGTGTTGGTAGCCACTGCCAGTCCATTACTACTTACAGGGCTGCCGCCACCTACTTCTGCAAAACTGGTTCTGGCTGTTTGCAAAGCGGCTTC